CCGATGCTTCGCTTTTGGGCTTTATATGCCGAAAATCCCATTTTCTTTTCGTCTTGACATCTTATGTACAAAGTGTCCTCATGGCATCCTAAAAACGCCGCTATTTGCGTTCCGTCACATCCTGCTATCAAAAGATCATCTACTATTTCCCAGTCTATATGAACACTCATTTCATAAACATTTTTATCATTTGCATATCCGCTTTAATATCGTTTTCCTTTCTGCGAAGGTACATTCTTTTGATTATTTGATAAATAGTTTTAGGGTACGAATAACACGGCATCGTTTGCCTTATGGTAATCCTTTCTACGTTAAGTTCAGCAAACAAATACCAAACGTAAAGATACCGTGCTTTATCGTAGTCTTTCGTTTTTTTGGTCAACTCCCTGAATTTAGGGGTGCATAGTTCCTGTTCAATAATTTCAGCTACTTTATTGATCAGGATATTTTGCATCATCCAAAAATTGTTTTAGGCTTTTCATCAAACACACCCATACTACAAAATTTATCAAAAAATGTCATATTATCAAATTTTAAGACTGCTGCACACTTTTCACTATTTTCCTTACCCCGTTACTTTTTTCTATTTTCTTATATATATATATATATTATTATTATTATTATTATAAGTAAAAAAAAAGTAAAAAAGTGTGTATTTAAGTATTAAATCATTGATTGTTAAATTGTTATAAATGCACACTTTTTGAAATTATGCAAATTTAAATGTGTGTTATTACATTGAAAACTTTGCATCATTTTTTTTACATTTTTCACTTTCGCACACTTTTTTGGTCTCATTTGCACACTTTTTAAAACGGCACATCATCCGTTAAAACGTCTTTAAGCTCCATTATTTGGTAAAATAGGCCACTATGGTTTGCCACTCTATATTTAGAATTTATAATTAATCCATCCTTTGTATCGGCCCATTTTTGAAGCCATTGCGTTAATAATGTTTGAGATAATTTATTTTTAAGCAATGAATTAACAGTGTCTAAAAGTTCGCTTTTGGCTATTTTGGCAGCATATTCATTCTTTGTTCTATTTGGGTACCATTTGTCAAAATCTACTGCGTTAACGCTAAGTTGTCCATTTTCTTCCCTTCTTTCTGTCTTTAATACCTGAGGGAACCATGAATAAAATCTTTGATCAAAAAGGTTATCCATATACTCAACAAATCCACGATCAGTAGAGTTAATAAGCATACGGCGTTTTAAATCTATATTGGTAACCTTTGCAGAACGCTTAAATGTCATAAAAGTTTTAATACAATCGGTTGCCCAGTTGTCAAATTTAAGCCATTCATCAGCATCCCAGTCCTCAAAGAATTTACGGCCAAAATGATCCATTGGAGTTCTTGAAAGGTTAAAATACTTTTCAATGGCAAAAGTCCACAGCCTACGGGTATCTGATTCGTCACCATTACCCATTGCATAATTAGATGTGATTATTATTTTAGGCCGATTTTGGTTTTCAATAGTAAACTCAGGTTTATTCTTTTTATTAATAATCATATCACCTGAAGCCACTGTGTAAAGTGCATCCACTTTAAAACCTTTGTACGCATCATCTATAAAAACGGTGCGGGTGTCATGGTTAATACGGCTCCATGCAAAATCTGAGAATATTGAACGGGGGTCACGGCCATTGATAAATACCATATTACCAGATGCGTTTTTAATCATTTGTGCTATCAATGATTTACCTGATCCACCAACGCTGCTACCTTCCTGATCTTCGTCAATGTTTTCGAGAAACAAAGTCATCTCAGGTTTGGCGGGGTTATTGTAGCGAGTAAGATTATAACCTATCATGGCTTTAAGTTCTGTAATATTTTCACCGGCTAAAAGGTTAATAAATTCCTGAGCATCACATCCTGTAAAATCGTGCATTTGGAAGTTTCTATCAATAATATCAGATTTCCATATTTGTTTTGGCAGTTCGTAATAGTTTACAATCTCGGCACCTTCCTTTGTGATCTTTACAGCGCAATTTTTAAAATAACGCCAAACGTTATTAATATCATCTTTTAGCAGGTTCGCAGCATCCCATTCATGTAAATCATCTAATATAGTTGAGTTATTTAAAATAGACTTTAAACGCTTAGAAACTGGATTATAAATCTCTTTGTCTACTTTAGTTACTATATCTGTCAAAGTTCTTACAATGTCTCCTATTTGGCAAATGGTTACTATATTATCATCAATCCTTATAAAGTCTTCTTTGTATCTTCTAAATCCGCAATTACTAATTACTTCAAGCATTGCGTCTTCGAGTAATGTAACGGCTCCTGTTTTTTCATGTACCTTCCAGAAAGTACCTTCATTGATTAAACTACCAGACCTTGTAACAATAAAACTTAGATTTATCTGATACCGGTCTGCTATTTCGTTTATTTCGCTTTCAGTCTTTTCGGCATCCTGACCATTTTTATAATAAAGCAGTTTTGATGCAGTTAATGTCCAGTCTGATTTACGTGAATGCGATTGATAAGATGGGAACTGAGGGAGTGAAGATGTAAATAATAAAACTTTCGGCTCACTGCCAAAAAATACTTTTGCTGACATGGTAGCTGATGCGGATTCAGTACGGCGCCATGCTTCATAAATGATTGAGTCTTTACCAAATCTGGGCTGCATTCTGCATGGTGAAAGTCCTATTTCGGTTAACAACTCTGCAAAATATTCATTTGGTATTTTACGATCAAAGAATTTCCATTTATCGGGGCGGCCAAAATTTTGTTTTGGTGTCGCCTCAATTATTTTCGTTTCCTTTGGTTCATCTAAGGCTTGCAATAAATCTATTATCTGATTCAGTTCGCTTTGCGTTATGTCTTCCATCTCGTCACGTTCACCATATATTATTTGGCATCCGGGCGTTGGGAACGTGTAACAAAGTTTTTTTTTCGGATACAAAGCTATCAGTTCGTTACCTTTTGAGTTAGTAGCTATTTGCACCTTTTGATCGGGTGCTGGCATTTTTAAGAATATATGGAGGCCACCGTTGCGGCTTTGTTCAATGAATAGCTTTTTATAAATCTCAGGGTTTAATTTTTCCTGAAGCATTATTAGTATGTATGTCCTTAAATCATCGGCAGATAATGTTGAGCTGTTTTTCGTATCCACATCGATAAACGTAAAAGCATCGGATGTGCGGACTGCCATTGCGTTATGCTCATTTGTTATTGGATAGGATTGCATAGCTTCCCAACCTTGCACGTGCGATACAGGTGCATTTGTTTGCGTATTCCATATAAGCGGCACTGGGTGATGTCCCAACTCCTCCGCTGTTTGGTAATGTAGTTTAATCATTTTGCGTTTCTTAATTTATTTAAAATTTTATAAAGCGGTTCAATAGATAAAATTTCATCATTATTTAATAATGTAATTATGGTGTTGCCAGTTTCTCCAATAGGAGAAATAAATCTTATTTGGTCAATATTTAAATAAATTATTTCTAAATTAATTTTATTTAATTTATCATCATATTCAAAAGGTAATATTGGTATAAATTTCATAATGAATATTTTTTAACGATTGGAGATATCTCCTTAATAAATTTGCCATGATTTTTTTCTTTAATAAAGAATAAAACTTTTAGTTTTTTTTCTCCTTCCGGAAGAGGCTGCCGCCCTCGTGGTTTCTTTTTTTCCATAATATTTATTTTTTACAAAGATAAAAAAATATTTGGTTATTAAAAATATTCTTTTTAATATTGCATTATTATTTAACTAAACGAGCTTATTATGTACACAATTCAAAACAAACAACTGACTTTTCTCGATTCGAGATTTTACCAAACTAAAGATGGTGACTATGTCCCATCTGTTACTACTATTTTAGAGTGCTATCCAAAGGGCGCAGCCTATTACAACTGGCTCAAAGAAAATGGCAAAGATGCCGATGAGATTCGGGACGAAGCCGGGCGCAGGGGGTCGGTGGTTCACAAACTAACTGAAGATTACGATCAGGGTAAGGAGGTGAATTTAATTAACGCATCCGGTAGCATCGACTACAAATTGAACGAGTGGGCAATGTTTGAGCGTTATGTAGAGTTTCGCCGGCGCTTTGATCTTAAGATTGAGGCAATAGAGTTAAATATTATCAGTGACAAATTAGGTTTTGCCGGTACTATTGATAGGGTGTGTTATCTGAACGGTGAAAAGTATTTGATCGACATTAAAACATCTAATGCCATTTACCCATCGTATTGGCTGCAGCTGGCAGCGTATAGGGCTTTGCTTTTGGAAATAGGCGTTGAGATTGATAAGGTAGGTATTTTGTGGCTTAATGCCAAAACCCGCACGGAGGGTAAAAAAGATGATGTGCAGGGCGTAGGTTGGCAGCTTGTGAGCAAATCACTAAGCGCCGATGATTTTGCATTGTTTTTGGCTACTTATAAATTATGGCATGCGGAGAATAGTACAAGCAAACCCAAATCATTAACATATCAAATAAGCCACAAACTATGATAAATATACAAATCAATCACCCCGTTATGATAGACGGGGAAACATTCAGCGTAAGGTTTACGGCGGATTGTTACATAAGCAATGATGGAATAGGTAGTTATGAATATTGCGGATCCGTTGAGATTGACAAAGGGCATGATTACGTAGAGGTCGAGAATATAAAGTGGGATGAGCATCTATACACTTTGCATGAGAATAACGTAATAAGAAAGGCCACCCGCTCGATGGCTTTCGGTTCTGCTTTTGAGAATGCTTATTACAATTACATAGATAATTTAGATATACTTTAACCGCACCGGGCTACGGTTACCCGGCAATTATGGGCTTATCCAATAACACAGGTAGTATTATTTACCTAAACATGAAACAGGGCAAATTTGCCCGCAAAAGCGCTAACGGAGATATCGAGTTATTTGATTCAGTTAGCGGCATTATTAAGGATGTTCGTTTTGAAGATGACGAATATCAGGGCAGTAAATTCAGAAAGCTGCTTTTGACTTTGGAGGATGCGGGCACGAAGTACCTTGTACAAGTGCGCACGGATTCCGGCTATTTCCGCGGCCTGACAAACAGCATGGCAAATGCTGATGTAAGTCAGGAGGTGAAGCTGATCGCAAACAGCAAAACAGGCGATAACGGCAAACCGCAAACCACGATCTTTGTCAATCAGAACGGCAAAGCGCTGAAATGGAAATGGACAAAGGATTGGCCGGGTGAGCTGCCTGAATTAGAAAAGGTAAAAGTCAAAGGGCAATATGTTTACGACAACAGTAAGCAGCTTGAGTTCTTTGAAAAGTTTTGGACAAAATTAGTCCAATCTGAGAAACCAACAGTTGAGGAGGATTCTCCGTTTTAATCCGTAACTCATTCACCCTCCGCTGATAATTTTTAACCGGTTAGTATGTTAATAATTTCAAAGGGGGCGGGGGGTGATTTTTTTCTAAGCTTATTAAAAAATAAACCATGACATATCAAGATTT